GACTTTCGCTATGATGATCATTAGCAGTTCTTCCAGTTGTATCTGAATGAGCCACTGTTCCACTACCATCTGCTCCATCATGAGCATGTGATTTAGCGTGATGGTCATTAGCAGTTCGTCCAGTAGTAGAAGCATGAGTTACAGGGAACTTACCATCTACATATTTTTTATTAGCAATATCAGAATCATTAACAGGAACTTTCTCTATTGTCCCCTCTCTTGTTGCAACATTCTTACGAATTGCAAAGTCATCAAGAATACCTGCAGATTTACTTCCAGAATCAAATTTAATCTTTTTAGGTTTAGGTCTTAATAAAGGGTTTTTCCCTACCATTTTAAGCCGCCTTAAACAGCCCCACCTAATAGTGCTACTGCTTTACGACCTTTAAGTCCACCTGTAATATGATAAATATCTCCTGCTGCCATATTAATTTCCTATTGATGTCCAAGTGCTATTTGCGACAGTTCCGATGTATGTTATGCTTGCACCTGCTGCTAAAGAAGCAGCTGTATTTGCTCCTGCTCCTAAGTCATCCCCACTTGCAGGGAATACATCTACTGCATTAACTGCGGCATCATTTTTAATTGTAATTTTAGTTCCTACATAGAAAACTGCTGGAAGTGTGCAAGAATCTCCTGCTGTTCCACAGGTTGAAATAACATTATAAGAAGATAGTAAAGGAAGTCCGCCTTGGACTGAACCTACATCTGCAGTTAAGCCGACGTGTATTTCACATCTCTGCAAAGTATGACCTGAAGCGTATGTATACCCCAATGCCATCTGACCATTTGTAGTTAAATATAATTGCCCGTTTATTCCACCAAATCCAGTGCTAGTCTGACTTTTATCTGGGATTATACTTGGAAGAGTCGAACTTGATGATGAATCTAAAATTATAGGGCTTTGTATCCCTGCACCTTGAATACTAGTAGAAATAGATAATTCCTTTACTGATAAAGTATCTTTGACCTCAGTATTTCCAATACTTGCCATAGAATTATTTCCTCGTGTTAGTTATTTTACAAATACCGTTAGGTGCATGAAGTTGGCATACTCCTCTTTCCCAGCATCTAATAGTTGTAGATTTTCCAGGGTCATCTATTGTAACAGTCTTTAAAGGTTGTGCTTGTTTCCATACTAAACTTTCTCCTTTAACTACTATATAAGCCTGGTCTGCTGTAACTGCTTCACTTACCATAATTTTAAGTCCTGCTAAACTTCCAACTATTCCATTCTGAACTGCACTAACGCTTTGAAATGTAGGGTGATTTAAGATTTTAGTATTTGAAATTATGTTTGTATAGTCTGTCCCATTAACAACTAAGTAACCATTACCATTAAGAGCATCTATTCCATCAGCTCTCAACATATTAATTCCATAAAGAATATCATAAACAGGGTCTCTGTTTGCTATTGTTGCACTATCCCATTCATAATCAGCAGTTATTGCGAATGTATTTCCTGCATCAGAACTCATAATTGCCTCAATAGCTGTATCAATTTGCCAATTAACCTTTCGTGCCATTCTTAAAATATGTCTTTGCAACATTGGGACTGTTGCTTCTTGTTGCATTTCTAATGAGATAACACTCTCATCTCCATATTTTAAAACAACTGAAGAAACTTTTGTTTCTGTAACTTGAACAAAAGGGAAAGGTGCCATTTGAGGAATACCTTTAATTGATGAGCCAGTTCCACCATCAGTAGAATCAGCATTTGTTTCTCTATAATATGATTCAGTCCAAGCAGAAGAACTATCTATGATACATAAGTTTTTCAACTTACTCATATCTTGATTAACTGCCTTTACAGCACTATCAATATATTCTTTTCTCATGTCGGCTTCTTGCCATGTATCAGCCATTATGCGAATCTCCCAACATGAACTCTTACGACTTCACTTGCTGCTGCAGTTTCAAAAACTTTACCAACTATTGCACCAGTTACCATCTCTGCTTCTGTTGCTTGTTTAATAAGATTAACACCATTAAGTGATGCGATTCCACCTAAAGTAATACCTGCACCTGCATCTTTCATATCCCAGACTCCATTAATAGCTAAAGCCAATTCAGTAATTCCATCACTGGCGGTTTTTTCTTCATAAGCAATGCCTGCGAATACATTTGCACCATCAGATATAGTTGCAGTATTATCCCCAGATAACTGCATAAGTGAGTATAAAGGTATGGCTCCACCGTCGGCAACTGTAACTCTTCTAAATTCAGTTGGTGCTTCTATGCAGACCGCTTCATTTGCCATACGAATGTCATAAAAACAAACTATTTAAACTTTTCTATTTTCGGCTCACCGAAAGTATCTGCTTCTCTATACCCTTAATTACATAGCCCAATTCTTTTGCATCTTGTAAATGGCCTTCTTGCATTATTTCCAGCTTCTTTTTTCTTTCTACTAAATCTTTTTTATCCATGTCTCTCTATTGCTTTATCAATTCCTGTTCCTTCCCAATACTTCATAGCTCCCTCTTTCTTTATTTGGTCTTCTGTTTTGGTTTCTGTTTCCACATTACCGCCTGAATTTCCAGCAAGTAATTCTTCAGATTTAAGTTTCTGTTCGTTTTTTAAAATCTCTTCTCTTCTATCATTTTCAGCTTTTATCTCATCTCTAACTTTCTTAGCTTCATCTACGATAGATAAAGGTTTTTCCACAGGTTCTACTTTTTTTTCTTCCATTGTATTATGCCCCCTTTCACTTTTTTTCAAATGGGTTAGGGATAGTTATGCCTATTGCTAAGGCTAAAGCTACTAAAACAGTTTTAAGCATAGTTCCATTAAAACCTTGCAATAGTGCAATAATTTCTAATATTGTTATGCAAACTAATCCTACACAAACAATCTTCCAATCTATTTTATTTGTCATTCTAAATTCATTAATTCTGTTCCCTCAAAAGATAAAGGAGTATCAGTTTGCAATGCTATTCTTAATTTTTGTCCATACACATCTGCAATACCACCATCTTGTAAAAATGCATCAAAGTCAGCTAATTGTTCTCGACCATCTTCCATAAAAGAATTTAAATCTCCTTGAACTTCTGCCTTAGTTTGTCTTCTTGCTTGGTGTATTCTTGTTAATTGGTTGTTATAAGCATTGATATAAATATCTGCATTAGCTCTATCTTGACTTGCTAACATTGCTAATTGTCTCATATTTGTTCTTGCATTTGTTAATTCTATATCTGCTGCTTGAAGTTCCCCTCGCTGTTGCTCTTTAATATTACCTAAAACTCCTCTTGCAATTCCTGCGATTATTCCAACACCTGCCCCAATTAATGCTCCAGGAACTGCACCGATTCCAGCACCACCAGCACCACCTGCTATTGCTCCACCAACTGCAAATTGTCCAGCAGTAGATAATAGTGAGGGAATTTGTCCCACTGTTCCAGCTGTTAATGCTTGACTATAATTTATCTTAGCTTGTTCTGCTTCTGTTAATTGTCCTATTTGTCCTATCTGTCCTATTGATTGTTGTAATCTTGCTTGTTCTTCTGCTTGTGCTTGTGCAGTTCCAAGAGGTGCAGTTCCCTCTAATCTTGCTTTCTCTTTTGCCACTTGTTGTCTTAAATCCTCAACATCATCTTTATTTAATCCAAAGAATTGTCTGCCATCAGGCAGTGTTACGGTTTCTTTAGAACTTCCTTCTATATCTCCAATTTCTATCCCCTCTTGTTTAACATCAAGTTTGGAGGGTTCTACATCTTTTTTTGGAATTGTTATTTTAGCTGGGTCTTTTGATTCCCCTGCTCTTAAACAAGTTTGAGTTTTCTCATCCCATACACCACCATCTATTTTACATTGTTCTCTTGGTGTTCGTTTTACAGGCTCATATTTAGGAGCTAAATTTGTGCTTGTTGCTTGTTGCGAAGTATTTATCATTCTCTTGTCATTGATGCCTCTACATCATTAGGTTGAATTGCAATTTGTCCAGTGTTCTTTGACTCATCTAATTCAGGTTGCATCCCACCTAAACTTGGTGGTCTGTTAAATTTAATTTTAATAGCTTGCTGAACCCATAAATCCCCCTCTAAATCTACTTGTTCTTTTGTGTAAATCGGCTCAAAAATTACATGTCCCATTTTACCGCCGACTTCTGAAGTTCCGTCGCTGGTTGCTATACTTCTTGGAACACCGCCAGTTTGATAATTAAGATTTTCTAAATATTGTAACCAGTTTTGCCTATCCTCTGAACTTCTACTTGGATATGGTTCTATCTTAGCTGTATCTTCTGGAAGCCCTACCATCTCCCCATTCTTTACTGCTTTTTCTATTTGTGAATTTGCATAACTTATTTTCCCTGCATTATTGGTTTTATAATAAACAACTCCTAAGGCTTTATCTCTGTGCTTAATAATTCTCTCATCAGCATTAGCTTCAAGTAAAGCATCTATAACAGCTTTATTAGATTGAATTAAAGAGGTTCCATGAACTTGGTCGCCTATTCTTTTATTCTGTGAGTGTAAAATTTGCTCAGGTTTTTTAGTAATCCATTTAGAACTATTCCAAATTTCATAACGAATTATCCTCGAACCCTTTACTACAACCTTAACCCTTTCAGGACTTATTGGAATCATATTAATAATCATATTTTTCTTACCTCTAATTACTTCAATAAAAGAATCTCCAACAGCCAACTTAACAACCTCATGATTCCACATAATAGAATCAAAAGTATCTTTCCCCATTCCTGTAACATGTTCTAATTCTTGTTTTAATATATCATCGTCAGTTTCCCATCCTCTACTAACCGCCCATGTTGCTAATGCATTAATAGGGCTTGAGACTTGCGGATGGTTGAAATAATACCCAAAGTTTTCTGTGGCTTTTTCAAAGTAAACATAAGTTTCTTCATTGTTAGCATTAGCTATGTCTAATGATTTACTCTCTACTATGAAGTTTGGGACTTGATTCGTAAAGTCTGTTGTTGTTGCTAAACTTAA